TAATTTTGGGGCTTAACTCTGCCAGTTGCTCAACGCTTTCTAATATGGCAACTGCAAACTCTTCTAGATCAACCACGACACCATCCGCTGTCAACTCCTGGACGTCACACTCAATGCACAATTCTTCATTGATAATAAAATCTATGGCATCACCCACTGCAGGATTGCCCCAGTTATTTTCAGTTTCGGCCAGATAGTCCAGGAATGTTTTCATATTATTTTTTAACGGCAGTCTTCATTCTCTCATACTGTCGCCACAAACGATCTTCAGCAGATTCCTTCATGGCTAGGGGGTTATCACCACCGCGATAGTTGTGTGGAACCATGTCCTTGGACTTGTGAAGATCAGTACCGCTGGGAATACTTGCACTGATGGGAGCATAATGTTCTTCTGGTTGATTATCCCAGTCATGTTCACCATTGGCTTCCTGCATTATGTCATCACAACCACAGGGGCTCGCGCCGCAAGTGTCACAGGATTCTTCAGAGCTGTCAGCACTGATTGCAATCACTGGCATACCAGCCAATTTGCGAATCAGGTTCAGAGCGTCTTCTTCACCGTTGGCACTGATACTCATGTTGACGTCTTCTTTAACTGTCTGGGCACGGTCCGCGTCAGTCTTGACATCGTGCTCTTGGCCGCCAGGACCAATATCGGCCACACGTGAACCAATTTCCTTGCGGGTGCTCGCTGTGGCTGCGTTTCTTTTGTCTATTGCTTTTTTCAATATGTCAGCGAAATCGGGCTTATTCTTGCCTTCTCGGACTGGATATGTTTCGCCGTCAACTTCAAATTCTTCAGCACCCTGAGCACGTGCTTTTGCCAGCTCGCCACTGAATTCGTTGCCTTCTTCCATGTTCTCATCAGCACCCTCATACATGCCGCACTCTGCCAAGCCGTGCACTGGACATTCCTGACCTTCCATGGTCTGGTTGCATTCTGATTCGTCAATGGCGGGTGCAGTTGGTTTGTGTTTGGGAAGACCAGCCAGTCTGGCAATTTCGTCCAGCTCATGTTCTGAATCCATGATGGGAGTCTGTTGAGGTACTACAGACAATGAATCGTCCAGCCGTTGTTCAAAATGATCAGCGTGTAACTTGTCGATTTCTTGTTCGGCCAATTCTTTTTCATAATGGTCCCAGGCAGACTGTGTGGTGTAGATGGGGTGCCGGCGAATATCATGACTTTCATTCACATGCTGGGGCAGACCCTTGTGCTTGGTCTTGGCAAAATCTTCAGCGTCACTCTTGCTCATACCCTTGGCCACTTTGGCAACTTCTTTACTGGTAGGCTTTTCACCTTTCTTAGCGGCATAGACCATGCCCATGAACTTTTGCTGTGCCTTGGATTTGGCACGCTCTTGCAATTCTTCTTCACCGTTGACATTGTGCCAGAAATCAGTCATTTCCTTGCGGTCTTCATCGCGATGGCAATGCTTGTCCAGGAATGCCTTGAGGCTCAATTTTTCTGCATCTGTGTGCAGCATGTGCTTCATCTGACCTTCTTGCAACTCATCTGCATCGTCCTTCTCTTTCTTGTAACCTCTTTCGTGCTTGATACCATTCTGAGTTTTGGTAACTTTACCACCAGCCCGGGTGTAGTAGTAATCGCCAGTGTTGGCCAGACTATCAAACTCGTCCTTGTTCTTAAATTCTCTGGCTTCTTCCATTTCCTGCTGTTGATTAAACTGTTGGGGGTGAATAATTTCTTCTGGATCATTGTCTCCATCTTCAATATCAAAAATTCTTGCAGGGAGATCCAGTTGGTTGGACAACTTGATGGCCTTGGCTCTGGCATCAATGCGTGTGTGCGCGTTGGCATAGTGCCCGTCAGCTTTGACTTTATAGTCTTCCGCCATTTTATCCCGGGCAGCTTTCTTCATAGGCTCTTTCTTGTCGCCATCTTTATCCAAATCCAGGAAGTCTGGCTTGGCCGTTTCACCCAGCTTCTTGCCTGCAGCAGCAGCCTTCTGAAATTTCTCTTTACCGTATTTTTTGCGACCAATTGCAGCAGCTACGGCTTCGGGATCTTCTGCTGATCCGCCTTTCTTGATAGCTGCTACGGTTTTCTTCCAGCCCTGGTATTTTTCTTCCAGACTCCGAACCGCTTCCATGATATCACCACGTGACTCAACTGATTCGTAGACGGGAGTCTGACTTTTTTTCGACTCAGCGGCGGGTGTTAACTGGGGGTCCAGGTTATTAAAAATACCCAGAATATCATACATATTTTTGTCGCTCATTTCTTTTGTCCTCGTATTGGGCTGGGAATCTGATTTTGTCGGCTACCCACTGGGCTCTGTGTTCCCAGGGGTAACTCATTGGTGGTTTTGCCCGTGGCATCTTCAGCCCGACCACCGGCAATCTCAATGTCAGTCTTGGCTAACTCTTTCAATAGACTGGCCTTGGCGTATGCCTGACCCGCTGCCTTGCCGTCGGCATTGTCCTCATAGGGCTTCAACAATTCAGCGTCACCCTGCCGGTATTCTTTGATATCACTGCTGCCATCTTCGTTCCAACGGCGCTGCTCTTCTGGATGATTTTTTGGCACCACCAACACGTTGGCATGTGGAATACCAGCACGCTCAGCAATAATGGCCTTTAACTGCTGGTCATTACAGGGATACTTTAACACTGCATCCATGAGATAGATCTGACAGTTCCTGAAGTTGGGAAAGTCAATGTCGCTGTCCCGGATGGGCAATCGTTTGACTGCAGACACGCTCTCGCAATCATACGTTGACAACGCTGATTTGATTTGTTCCATGTGGTCAGCGGGATCAATGTCAGCCATTTTAATACGAAATTCGTATGTCTTCTGACCTTCAGTTAGATATTGTAAGAAACTTTTCATACTCATTAGAATCCTGTGTAGTATTATTTATGTTGATTTAACAAATATCACTTGCTGGATTTGCCCAGGATCTGACTCAACAATTGGTTTCGATCCAGCACAACACCCTGCCCATCTTCAGCATCCACTAGTTTTTCGCCGTCATTTTTTTGCGACTGCTGATCCAGTCGAGCCTTTTTTAGTTGTAATTCAACTGTTTTTAATTTACGGTCAATTTTGGCTTGTTTGGCAGTGATGGCGTGCCCCAGCAGAGTTCCAGCAGTGGCTAAAATATGTCCGCTGAATCTGGCTTCAACATTCATGCCCAAATCTATAAGATCTTGAAATTTTTCCTTGGCCAGATCAGCCAACTCGTCCAGTTCATGATCGCTGGTATCCAGATCTCTGACAAAGGGCAAGGCCGAGTCAATTTTATCTATGGCAGCGTCAACTTCGGCAATAAAGGCGCGTTTGTCCTCAATGTCGGCGGCTGCTTCCTCTGTATCTACTGCGGGCAAATTGAATAATTCCTGTAGCTTTTGTGTCATAATAGGTATTTAACGTTTGACATTTTTGAAGATATCAAATTCTGTCACGACACGGAATCGCATATTATTGGCACGAGCCCAGTTGTCGGCTGCTGCCCACTTTGCCAAATTGATCGCCACCATGAGTTTATCTCTGTAGCTTTTGGCCGTCTCCATGGTGGCTTCTTTCAGAGGTTTGATTTCAATTATCTCTGTGTGTTGCCTCTGATTGGCATCTGTATAGACTATTAAAAAGTCAGGCACATATACAGTTTGTTTGCCTGAGACTGGATTTCTATAGGGAATTTGTATGGCTTCGCTGGCCCAGTGCAATACCGCAGGGTTATTATCACAAAACTGGCAAAAGGTAAACTCCCAACTGCTTCTGTAAGTGGGCAATCGTTTGCCCATGTATTTTTCCAGATTCTTGATCTGATATTTGCCTTGGGCATATTTGCTCATGGTAGTATGGCACGTTCCACGTATCGGCTACGAGGGGGCTCGTTGGTTATGCCCAGCAGACTGGTGTTGACTCTGCTGAGATTCAGGAACATGGCCAGATATGCATTGACCTCGATAAAATTATTTTGTTGGGTCAATGGTCCTGGAGTGGCATATTTGTCGGAGTTCTGCTGAGCGTTGTCAGTATACCTGACTGCTGCAGTGGTTGGCTGATTGCGTCTGGCCAGTGTCCGCAATTCTTCTACAACACCCAGAGGATCTACTCCCTGGATAGCTGCAGTATACAACACTGCACTGGCCAACACTCGGGCACTCTGTTTGTTGCCAGTGACAGACTCAAAAAATCCCAATACTGTGTTGTCAATATTCTGGTTTACTGTGACTTCAGGACCAAAATAATTGTTGAAATATCTGATGGTGGCATTGGTGTTACTGATTACAGGCAAGTTAGACGCTGTCATTGGATGAATTCCTAGATGTCAGTGGGTTTGCGCTGACCGCTCACCGGCAAATTGTTATTGCCCAACACTCTGGTATTAAGTATGCCCAACCCTGGACTGGCGGGTGTCGCCCGACTCAGTGAATCCGATATACTGGATCTGGTGGGAATAATCACTGACCCCAGTCTATTCTGTGCTCGCAATAGATTTCTGCCATTCTGTGTGAGTTCGGCCATGGCTGCACCCGTTAAATCGGTATTTCCGGCATTGTTCAGTGTTCTGATACCACCCAGTGCTGCACCCAGATAATTGCCATTGGACAAATTGGTAACGGCATCGCTGGCACCTTGCACCAGACCGCCTGGGCCCAGTATGCTGCGGGTGCCGCCGCCCAGACTGGTCAGTGGACTGGGATTCTGATCATAGTGTATCTGTCCAAATCCAGTCACTGTGCCATTGCTTACTGTGCCCTGCTCGTATTGCACGGCTTCGTAGGCCAATGTCATGGTGTGTTCCATGAGGCTGTATTCGCCCGAAGCATGCTCCCCATGCTGAAATGCAGTTATGGTAGGGCGAATTAATATGTAAGAGCTGAACCGTTTCTGATGCAGACTGTAGATTCTGATGCTGCTGATGTAATTTTTGGCCTGTGCACCTGAATTGGGACTGAAGCCCCAGTTCTGGGCCTGTCTCAGATTGTATTTGCTGGGCTGATTATACATGGGCAACTGATGGTCACTGTCTCGGTAATAGTAACGATAATAATTGGCCCAGAACTTTCTGACCACATCGTCGCTGTCATCATGAAATTTAATGGTCACAGGATCATAGTTGACTTTTTCCTGATGCACGGTTTTTCTGTTATAGGCGTTTAGTGTTTTGGTCTGCACACTGAATTTGGGCAATGACACCGATTTGGCCAGCATGCCCACCTCAATCAGTTCCTGCTGACTGGTGGCCGCTACAGAAGTGTCAATATCAATCCAGACGTGAAACAGCGACTGGTATTTGGGCACCAGCCGATACATGCCGTCGATAAAAGTCCTGGCTGCGTGCTGGTAATCTTTGATCTGATCACCATTGGCAATCTGATTTATAAATGAATTAAAAAAATTTGCCACGGAATAATCCCATTTATATTATTTATCAGACGAAAAAGCCCGGATTTTTCCGGGCTTGGTTTTGGCAATACTGCTATTAGCCCGTGGCTGCACCGCGAACAGTGCGCTCTACCAGTCTGGCAACATCAGTGCCAATACCAGTGCCCACTGGCGATTGGATAGCGTTGTCGTAACGAATTGTCAGAGCAATGGTCATGGGGTCGTTTTGGCTATAATTGTTTTCGCCGTAGTCCACGCTGGTCAAGAAACAACCATACATTTCCCAGGTTTCCAACACTGTGGGCTCCACTGCACCATTGCCACCGTCCAGGACCTCAACCTTGGTGATGAATTTGTAGTCAACACCACTGGCAGCACTGCTTTGTTCCATGAAATCAAATTGCTTTTGCAATTGCTCACCCACCCGGCGGCTGACTTCGCCACTGGCGTCATCACGCAGGTTGCAGTTCACGTTTTCCCATTTGGGTTTGCCAGCAACATAAACAATACTGTTGTATACTGGAATTTCCACTGGTTCAAAGGTCAGACTGGGACGTTTGAAATCCACAACCTGTTTGGTCAATTCAGTTGATGGCTGGCTGACACCAAAATTTTCAAATATCACGCGGAAGCGGAATTTGAGTTTGGGCATCAACAGACCTTGTGCCGATGCGCTCTGGCTTGTGCTTAGTGGTACTGTAAATTTGTTTAATGACGATGTTGCCATTTTGATAATCCTTTTATATATTTACCCAAAACTGATATCAGACAATGGAGAACTCAGTTCTCCATTATCTACTCATATTATAGTGCTGCCCCAGTGTTTAAAATACGAACTGGAATATACACAAACTCAATGGCCTTGACTGGCTTGATGGCAATGTCCACATACAACTCGTTACGATCAATTCTGTCAGGAGTGTTGTTGGTGTCGTCACAAACCACCAGATAGTCATACAATCCACGTTTGGCCACCACATCATTCAACACTGCCTCAAATGCTGATTTGACCTGGTTGCGAGTGATACTGTCATTGGGCTCAAATATGAATGGTCTGGCCACTTTGTCCAGCACCAATCTCAAGTAAACAATCAGTCGGGCAACGTTGACGCGGTCTTGTGCACTGGTCATGGGTGATCGAGTTTTTTGTCCGTATGCCACCAATCCCACACCAGGCAACACGGTCAAGGGGTTGACTCGGTTTTCGTATAGTGTGTCACGCAGTCCCACAGTAACACCAATGCTGCGGAATACTCTGCCATCTGCAGTGTCAATATAACCAATGCTGCTGGCATTGTCCACTACACCGCGACGAACACCGGCTGGTGCAAACCAGGGGTAGCTGACATTGTCACTGCGGATATATGTGCGCAACATGATGTGGCTGGCTGGAACCACTACACTGTTGCCGTCCAGATTGGTTGCAAATCCCGATGGATAGTAAACTGCCAGGTATTCGCTGGTGCTGACCAGACCCTGTTCACCGTTGTCCAGTGCCAGAGCTGTGTTTTTACTCCAGGCTTCCACGTTGCTGGATATCAGATCCAGTGGGCTATCACCAATGATGAATGCGGTCTGTTTGCGATCATTGTTCAGAGCAATCATATTCTGGATCAGCTCGGGATAGCCAGGACAAACGATTAGGTTAAATTGTGTTTGTTCTTCACGCAACTCTGTGCTGGACTCAATGGCTGCCTTCATGGCTTCAACCACTGTGTTGCGTTGTGCCTTGTGACCAAAGTAAGGAACACCTGCACCGTTAACACCACTGTGGGTGACCCAGGCTGACTTAACCGCAGGAACCACTGTGCCAGCAAATGCATCGGGATTATCAAACCACTTGCTTTCAAATCGCTTGACATTGAAACCACTGCGTCGTGTGTTGAACAATAAACTACCACGTGGATACAGGCGGTAGTCGGGGCAATCGTCATCGATATAGTCACTGGTCAATAAATCGTCGATAAGTGGCAGATCATCTGTTATGGGGTTGGTGGTACCATTGTAACTCCAACGTGCATCAGCAAATACAATGCCATCCACACTGATCTGATCTGTGTTGTCGATCAGTTCCCAGGTGGCACCAGTGTATCTTCTGATCACTGGGAAATTTTCCAGATCGCTGGTGTCAATCCAGAGATCGCCCGCCACAATTGGAGTTGTGCCGTCGCTCTGTGTCACTGGTCTGGTGGAGCTCAGAATAGGACCAGCGGCATCTGTTGATGCCAAATTGTATCCTCGGGCATCACTGCCCACATTTCTGTAACCACGCCAGCCACTGCCGTCGTGAATCATCACATCAACTTCCAGAGGATTGCTGTAATACCACAGGGTACCATCAGCTGGATCACTGTAGGGAGCCACTGTGGAATAGGTGTAGGACAATGCAGTAAATGGACTGGCCAAGTAAGTGGTGTTGGTCACCAATTCCTGAACGTGCAGAGCATCGTTTAGCCCGGCGGTGTCCAGAGGGGTGCCTGAATTTTGTGTCCATTGGATGGTGCCGCCAGCCAGGTGACTGATGCTGATGGCTCCGCTTCTTTCCACAGCAGCCACCAGGTTGGGCAAACCGGCGGCTAAAATATTGGCAACCAAACTGGCTGCGGTGGTGCCTGACAGTGTAATGGTGGCACTGGCAGTGTCGGCAGTGCCGGGCACGCTGACTTCCAGACTGAAACTGTTGCCGGCAACAAATGTCAGGGGAACTGATGGTGTTCGGCCAGTGATTTTTAATGCGCCATTGACTGATTTTCTATAAAGTTTAAACAACGCTGTGCCATCTGTCAGGGAATCATATTTCAGATATATCTGACCCACTGGTATCTGTGCGCCGCCGCCTGTGGGATCTAACCCATATACTGCAGCCACATCATCGGCATACAGCGGTGCGGTTTGCAACACCCAGCTTTGTAGTGTTGAGTTGTATTCTTTGACTGACCAATTGGCGCCGTTGCCAGTGGCACTGGTTTTGAACCACACACTACCGTAGGGACGAGGAAACTCGTCGGTGACTCGCCAGGCTGGCACTGACCGGTAGGAACCAAATGATGTAGTGGGTGACAGCAGAGTTTTCACATTGGCAGTGCCATCCACAGTGGTATCAAATAAGCCGGCCTTGACTGCGCAATCAACACCACCAATTGTGGTGCCTTTGGCGATCTTCAATTGGCCGTCCACTGTGGAACCATCGCTGGTGGCATTGGCTGAACAATAAATCTGCAATTGACCAGCATCATTAACCGCTGCTCTAATGCCAGTGATACCAGAATTGCTGATGTCCTGTGCCAGACCGCTAACAGTGGGACTGGTGACTGTGACATTGGCACCATTGATCACCAGCTTGTCGCCCACTGACAAGTTGCCGGGATTGGAAATCTGACCCACGATGGTGGGAACACTGAATGTCCAATCATTGCTGCCCACCAACACCCAGTTGTTGCTGGTGTTTTTAAAATACACTGGATTGTATGAGCTACTGGGGACAACTGCGTATTCGCCCACTGCACCCACTGATGATTTGGGAACACTACCATTCAAATCTGCTGAGTCAGTGATGATTCTGGGAGTCTTCAATCCAAATTGGTTGCCTGTGGTGCCCCACTCGTAAATGCCCCAGTTGGTGTTGTTGAGATCCAACCAGTAGGTGCCATCAGGCACTGTGCCCACCGGACGAATTCCACTGGGTGCAAGTTCTGCCAGATCAACGTCAGCACGCTGCACATACACTCGGTTGGAAACGCCCAGGGCGCTGTAAGCAGCCAGTAGTCCGTACTCATTGCGCTCATCACCGTGGATGGGATTGCCACTGGCATCGGTCTGGAATATGGGAGTACCAAATTTCTGCACCAGATCACGTTGGCTGGTTATGCCCTGTAGTTTGCCTGCTGATGCTTTGGTTGTGTAGGCAGCAGCGGCACCAGCAGCGTTTCGTTTGTTCTGGGCTGTTGCAACCAACACATAGGCCACAGTGCCCGCGGCAGTGGGGGTGTATTGACTTTCGTCACTGACTTTTACTTCAACTCCTGGAGATATCAATGCCATGGCAGTATTCCTCTATAATAAAACTGTTTAAATATTTATTATCTTTTCTGTTTTTTAGTGGTTTAGATGCCCTTTTAAAGGTTTGCGTTTTCTGGTGCCATAAATATCTGATGGAAAATCGTCCCTTGTGTGCAGTTTGTGGTAAGAAACCAGCCGCAGTAAATTACATTAAAGGTGAAAAAAGGTATTACCGCAAACGTTGCGACGGCTGTATACGCAAGAAAAAAAATTTACAAACAGCTATACCATTGTGGGTCAAATCAGGATATAAGAAAAAACCACACTGCGAACGGTGTGGTTTCAAAGCCCGATATCGAGAGCAGTTATTTGTATTTCACGTGGATGGAAATCTCAACAACTGTGCCTTGCCCAATTTAAAAACCATATGTGCCAACTGCCAGATTGAAGTGGCCAAGCAAGGGCTGGGATGGGGCCAAGGGGACCTCACTCCCGATCTTTAATCAATAGTCGTTCAACCTGTTCATACAATTGTTCCAGACTGCCACTGTTATCCAGAACAGCATCGAATTCGTGTCCAACCCAGGAATACTCACTGGAATGGATGTGTGGATACTTTTGACTCATTAGTTCGTCGTGATCTTGTAAAATCCACTGTTGATCAGCATCAGTGGTGTTTTCTTTAAATGCACACGCATACCACTCTGGCAATGGTCCTCGTTGGATTTGTAGAATTACACCACCAGCATCACGAATTGCTGCAATCTCATTGGGAAATCTACAATCAGTAACCACAACGTCATCCTGTGCTGATCGTAATCTGTTCTCCAGGCTGGCCAACCAGATGTCATCATGAAATCCGTTTCGGATAACATCAGTGCCCCAGTGCTGCAGAATGTATCTGGGAGTAATGGTTTTACCTAATTTGTCGCTCCACCAGGCATCTGGCTGCTCACGCCATTCTCGGCTCTGTTTGCTGCGGCCCTCCAGCAGCTCACGACTCCACCCAAAAACCACACCGACTGCATCTTTAAGGCTACTGGCAAAACTTTCACGACGAAACCCATGAATATTAACCAAATAATCAGCAACCGTGTCTTTACCGGAACCTATCGGTCCCACTAAACCAATGATTTGAGGCATCTGAACTCCTGATCTAATCTAATATTTAAATACTAAAACGATCAGAAGTCAAATATTTTAGCCAATTATCCAGGTCATGGGCATACCGCCATCAACAAAGTTACGGATATCCTCGTCCAGTTTGTCCAACAATGCCTGGCCTTCGGTCTTAAGTGCTGCCCCATTTAGTGTAGTGCCGCCCTGTGGACCAGCAATGGTGCCAAACTTTTCACGAGCCTGGCCTATACTCATCATAACCAATGCATATGCATAGTCCTGGATCCAGGGAAATGCAGTGTGATCATTCAGCAACATCTGATCTGGTTTGTAATTGTCTATGTGTAGCAACACACTTTCGCTGACATTTTCCTGGTAATTTTGTCCAAAGTTTGGTATTTTTCTTACCAGAGTCAATTTGTGAGTGGTTTTGTTCCAATGAAAATCTATATAGCCACCAAACATGCGCATGGCTAATTCTTGATAGCCCACAAACAGTTCATAGTTGACTAGCCCGCCCACACGCCCTGCAACCAGCATGTAGGTATTCAAATAACCACTGGCAAATGGTTCAAATTGACTGGCTGTGGTACCAGTAACGCTGCCAATACCACGACGGTATATGGCACGGATATTCATGATTTCTCTTGGCAGTATGTATTCTTGTGTTTCAGGATAGAGGTCCAAGAATGCATAACTTTCTTCTACGCTGTTGGCGCTACGCTGGCGGTATCTGATCAACGCCTGCTTGATGCCCATGTCAAAATGCTCTTTGTCAGCTTCCACATCCACCATGCCATCGCCCAATCTCAGGCGAATGTAGTCAATGATGTCTCGTTTTTGCTGATCAGTGGCAGTTAATGCAGTGGGGTCAAACGCAATATGCCCAGTGCCAGTACCAGTGTTGGCATTGAACAGTGAGTCGGTGATTATACTTCCACGTGGGGTTAGATTGCCAGTTGCTGTCGCCATTTAAAGTCGTCCTGTTACTGTGTATTTATATTTCAGTAACAGGATAATCAACTATGCAACTTTTAGCAGCACAGTGTCCTCATTGATTCGACCGTTGAGTTTAATTTCAGTGGTCTTGATTGCGTCCATGAACTTACGCAACTCCACCTTGCTTGACCCTAGAAACGCCCTGATTTGCTGGTCCGGCTTACGCAAGGTCTTTTGAATACTAGCAAGTTCATCAAATCCCACGATGCTGGTGCCTTTGATGCCCAGGGTTCCCATGTGACTATCGGCCACATACTTGCCCAGTTTACGAGTCTTGATATTATAAACCCAAAGTTCCCGAGCACCAATGATGTCCACCGGATTAATTGACGCAATCTTGAGACTGACATCAGTCTTTAGATATTTGAGTTTGCCCACCTGCTTTTCCTTGGCCGGGGGCTTGCGAACAGCCGCCTTCTTGGTAGCTCGTTTGGTCTGTGTATAGCTGCCCAGATCGGCCAGAAGTTTGGTGTAGAATGAATCATAACGACGGTAATCAGCAGCCTTCAGGTGCTCATAACCTTCGGCCAGTTGTTCACAATCACCAGCCTTGGCAGAATTGATTTCAGCTTGTCTGGGCTCAAACACCGCAGCAATTTTGCCCACCATGGCCTGCGGCACTGACTGTGCCATCAGGTATTCATATGCCTTGGGGTCCACTGACTCTCCCGCAATGACCCGATCTTCCAGTTCTTCAAAATACAAAATATGCTTTTTAACAATTTCTGCCATGCGTTCCTGGATCGTCAGAACTTTAACAGTTGCGGTGGGTTTGGCAGCTTCTGTCGTCGGCTCTTCAGATTCCTGTTCAACAACTCGTTGAACCGCACCCAGAATATACTTTACATGTTGATCACGCAAGGGCATACCACGCTCGTGTGCCTTGACCAATCCACACACAGTCATGGGAGTCTTGGATTCTGGGGTTCGAGCATACTTGTCAACAATGGTCTTTTCCAGATTATTCGTCGAACGCAACCAGGCCACCACAAACTTACGGAGATCTTTTGCAGAAAAATAATAGTTATAATAATTAAGACTGGCACGAAGATGATGATCAAATTCATCGTCGCCAAATGTCAGCGCACGCTCATGATCCCAGATGGGCTCGCCACCAGTATACTTTTCATCAAGAAACAAAGGGTCTCGAGTGACCTTTTCCTTCTTCTTAGCGCCTTCAATCTTAATTGCCATATCAACTCCTTTGCTGTTATTTAATTGCCAAGCAATGCACCAAAAGTTATCATTTTTTCATACGCATCGATCTCTTGGTTAATCTTGGCCAATATTTCACGATGACGTATGGTTTGTCTGCCGTGTCGGCGACAGTTGATTTCTTCTCTGCTTAATTCAGACACCATTTTACTAATATTGCTGACAATTGTCAAGAGTTTTATTCCTGCAGGCCCCAGTGCCCTGGCCTGTGCTTCCAGTTGGGTTTTAACATCTGACCACTCTAGGCTGTGGGTAATGGCATACATACAGGCATTATAACAACAATCACGTAGCCAGTCAATCTGAATAAATATCCGATACACAGGATTCAATAATGCCGCGTTTAAGTTTATGGCGAGAAAACAAAGGCAACGATTACAAGTTCTTTGACCGCCGCATTTCAGAAATGTTCACCGTGGGTGGCACCGATGTGCACATCCACAAATATCTGGGACCCATTACTGACGGCACCGGAACCAGTGCAACTGAACCTGGATATTTGAATGACAGTGTCAAGAACATACAAGATCTTCTGTTTTTGGAAAACCGTGATCGCAAATACGACACCAGTGTATATACACTGAGAACAGTATATCGCATCAACGACAACGACTTTGATCTCACACAGTTTGGGCTGTTTTTGACTGGTGATACCCTGTTCATGGTATTCCACCTAAATGACATGGTGGAAACTCTGGGACGCAAGATCATAGTGGGTGATGTCATGGAATTGCCCCACTTAAAGGATTATTACCCACTGGACGAGGACTTGCCCACCGCCCTAAAACGTTATTATGTGGTACAGGACGCTACCCGTGCTGCGGAAGGGTTTGCACCAACCTGGTATCCACATTTGTGGCGAGTGAAAATTGCACCATTGGTGGACAGTCAGGAGTACAAAGATATTCTCAATGTCATCAAGGCTGGTGACAACACCGACACCACCATTGGACAATTGTTAAGCACCTATGACAAATACATAGAAATAAACGATGCCATAGTGCAAAGAGCCGAAGAAGAGGTGCCT